TATCATAATATAAATAGGTTTCACGAGTTAAGGCTTTATGCTAGAGGTGAACAAAATATACAAAAGTATAAAGATGAATTATCTATTAATGGTGATTTATCATATTTAAACTTAGACTGGAAACCTGTACCTATTATTCCTAAGTTTGTAGATATTGTTGTTAACGGTATAGCTGAAAGAGGTTATAAAGTTAACGCGTATTCTCAAGATCCTTTTGGTGTAGCTAAGAGAACAGAATATATGAATGTAATGTTAGCTGATATGCTAACTAAAGACTTAACTAAAACAGCTGAAGAAAAATTTGGAGTTAATATATCTGAAAGTCCTATAGAAGAACTTCCTGAAACAAAAGAAGAGTTAGATCTTCACATGCAACTTTCTTACAAACAGAATATAGAAATAGCTGAAGAATCAGCTATATCAACTTTATTAGAAGGTAATAGATTTGAATTAACAAGAAAAAGATTTTACAGAGATTTAGCTGTTATAGGTATAGGTTGTGTTAAAACTGGATTTAATCCTTCTCAAGGTGTTACTGTAGATTATGTTGATCCTGCTGATATAGTTTATTCTTATACTGAGTCTCCTTATTTTGAAGATATATACTATGTTGGTGAAGTAAAAGAGATACCTATAAACGAATTAGTTAGAGAGTTTCCATTTTTAACCACTGAAGATTTAAAAGAAATTAAAAAAACAAAGTCAAGTAAGTATTCTTCTGCTAGAGGAAACACTAGGTACAACATGCCTACTACTGACGAAAACAAAGTTCAAGTTTTATATTTTAATTATAAAACTTATATGAACGAAGTTTATAAAATTAAGAAAACAGCAAGTGGTGCTGATAAAGCAATAGAAAAAGATGATAGCTTCCAACCACCTCCAGGTATTGAAGGTCGTTTTGATAAAATGGAAAGAGCTGTTGAAGTATTGTTTGAAGGTGCTAAAATAGTAGGCGGTGATCGCATGCTTCGTTGGGAGCCTGCTAAAAATCAAATGAGACCAAAGAGCGACTATACTAAAGTTAAAATGAATTACCAAATTGTAGCGCCTAGAATGTACAAAGGTAAAATTGAAAGCTTAGTTAGTAGAGTTACTACTTTTGCAGACATGATACAGTTGACACATTTAAAGCTTCAACAAGTTATGTCACGTATGACGCCGGATGGTGTTTATTTAGACGCTGATGGTTTAGCTGAAATAGATTTAGGTAATGGTACAAATTATAATCCACAAGAAGCGTTAAACATGTTCTTCCAAACTGGTAGTATTATTGGTAGATCATTTACTTCTGAAGGCGATATGAATCCAGGTAAAATACCTATACAAGAAATACAATCAAACTCAGGTAGTAATAAGCTTCAGTCTTTAATTACAACGTACAATTATTATCTACAAATGATACGTGATGTGACAGGTCTTAATGAAGCTAAAGATGGTTCTACTCCTGATAAAAATGCTTTAGTGGGTGTTCAAAAACTTGCGGCCGCAAATAGTAATACTGCAACTAGGCATATACTTCAAGCAGGTATGTTTTTAACAGCTGAGGTTTGCGAAGCGTTATCTCTTAGAATATCTGATATATTAGAGTATTCACCAACAAAGGATGCTTTTGTTCAAGCTATAGGTAATCATAATATAGCTACACTTAAAGAAATAGAAGAACTACATCTTTATGATTTTGGAATATTCTTAGAGCTTGAGCCTGACGAAGAAGAAAAACAAATGCTCGAGAATAATATACAAGTAGCTTTAGGCCAAGGTACTTTAGATTTAGAAGATGCTATTGATGTTAGAAATATTAAAAATGTAAAATTAGCAAATCAACTTCTTAAAATACGTAGAAAAAAGAAAATGCAGCAAGATCAAGCTATGCAGCAACAGAATATACAAATGCAAGCACAGGCTAATTCTTTAGCACAACAAAGTGCAGCTCAAGCTGAAACTACAAAAGCGTTGCAAATACAAGAAGGTGAAATGAAGTTAGAACAATTAAAAGCTCAACTAAAATTACAAACAATGCAACAAGAAGCTGAAATTAAAAAAGATTTAGTAGAACACGCTCATCAGTACAACATGGATTTAAAACAAGCTGAGATGAGTGTTAGATCTAATGCAGATAATTTTAGAGAAGATAGAAAAGATAAAAGAACTAAGATACAAGCTACGCAACAAAGTGAACTTATAAATCAAAGGCAAACAGGTACTCCACCTAAAAACTTTGAAGAGACAAGTGATAATATGCTTAGAAGTATATTAGGTGAAAATATATAATTATGAGTTTTAAAATGAAAGGCTTTCCGCAAATAGCGGGTACTAAAGAAATCAAACCATTTGCAGAGGTTGTTTTCAATGTAGATCCTACTAATCCTAACGAAATGCCAGATCAGGATGGTGATGGGATATCTGACTATATAGATGCAGATCCAACAACTCCTTATAGTGCTGAAGAAGCAAAGAAAATTAAAAACAAAAAAAATAATAAACAAGGCAATGATAAAAAACTTAAAACTCAGCCTGAAAAACAAACTCGATATATAAAACATAAAGGGCACGATACAACGCCTTCTTATAATTTAGGATAATAACGTTATTAATAATAAAAAGAACAATGGACTACAAACCGTTTAAAATGAAAGGATTTCCAATGCAGAAAGGCACTGGATCTTATTTAAAAGAAGTTTCTGCTATGAAGATGAAGAAAGAAGCTATGGCTAAAATGAAAAAAGAAGCTATGGCTAAAATGAAAGAAGAAGAAGGCATGAAGATGAAAAAAGAATCTATGGCAAAGCTTAAAGAAGCTATGAAGATGAAGAAAGAATCTATGGCTAAACAAGCTAAACCTGACTTTTTAGATCTTGATGGTGATGGAAACAAAAAAGAATCAATGAAGCAAGCTGCTGCTGACAAAAAAGGTTCTCCTGCTTCTCAAAAATATGATAAATCAGATACTGATGAGCGAGTTTACGACTTAGATCAAAAAAAATACGACAAGTTTAGAAGTACGCAAGGTAAAAATTTTCCTGATATAAGATACCTTGGTAAAAAAGAAAACAAAAAGTTTTTAGAAGAATATTTAAAAAGAAAAGATAATAAAATAGTATCTAAAAGTATTAGCAAAAGCGATAAAGATTCTCCTGCTCCTCAAAAAATGTCTTATCAAGAAGCGTTTGATTATATGACAGGAGGAGACAAAAGCGATAAGAAAAAAACAAGAAAAGCTAAAAGAAAAGTTAAAAAATCTATAAAAAAAGGAGAGAAGATGAAGGGAGAAGCTTTTCCAGGACATTTTATGCAAGTTCCAAACTCTATGTACAGAGAAGGAACTGAAGAAAATAAAAAAATGAAAAAGCGTCTTGCTGATGAAGAATCTCCTACTAAACAAACTGCAAAAGAAGCTAAAAAAGCTACTAAAAAAGCTAGAAAATTTGTAAGAAAAGCTAACAAGCTTACTGATAAGGCAAATAAGTACATAAAGAGAAAAGGAAAAGACGCTAGCATGGTAGTTGAGGGAACTGGAGAAACAGTAGAAAGATACGAGTTAAATCCAAGACAAGCTAAGAAGGCAACGAAAAAAATGGATAAAGCGAAAAAAGCTTTTAGTAAAGCAAAAGGTATAGAAGCTGAATTTATGTCTAAAAATAAAAAAAATTAAATATGGCATTTAAAATGAAAGGGTTCCCGCTTCACTCGGGAACTTCAATAGCAAAACAATACAAGTCAGACGCTCAGCGAAAAGCTATATATGCTTCAAAAGCTGAGAGGTCTGCTGCTAAACAGAAGTCTGCTGATTTAAAAACTCTTGACGAGTTAATTGAAGAAGGTTTTACTCCTGCTGATGCTAGACGTATGCAAAAAGATAAAGCTGTTACTGGTGTAGAAAAAGAAACAGATAAGCAAAAAATGCAACGTTTAGAAGACGAAGCTGCTAAAGCTAATAAAGCTGGAGATACAGAAAAAGCTAAAAAGCTTATGGCTCAGGTTAGTAAGCTTGAAGATAAAATTCAAGGTACAACAAAACCTCCAACTAAACAAAAAAAAGATCTTCCAAAACCTCCTCCAGCACCTGTGCCAACGTTTACACCACCAGGATATGGTAAGCTATCACCATATAATAAAGAAACAAAAAAAGATAGAAAGAAGAAGAAAAAAGATGAAGGTAAAGAAATATCTCCAACTAAACAAAGATCTATAGAGAAGCTGGATTATGACTTCCATATACCAAAACCACCACGACCAACACCGCCACCAAACAGAATCACTTCAATACGAAGAGCTAATTTTGAGCCAGTGGAATTTATAGAGCGGCCAATGCCCATGCCACTACCAAACCCAATGCACGAAAATAGATTTGGATATCTTCAACCTGTTGAACCACGTATGCAGAAAATGGAAATGCCTAAAATAGAGAAACTATCTGCAAACAGGGATTTTAACACAATGAGTATTCCGAAAGAAAAGAAAAAAGGTAAAAAAGGTCCAGGTAGAAGAAGCAAGGTAGGTAAAAAGCTTACTAAAGTAGCTAATATTTTTAGAAAAAAGGGAAATAAAAGATCCCCAGATTTTAAATAAAAAACAAAAAAACAATTTTATAATATTATATCATGGAAGAAAATAACGAAAATGTAGTTGAAGAGATTCAACCGCAAGAATCATCTACGGATGATAATGTAGTAAAAGTAGACGTTAGCGACAATGCTCCGGTTATTGACGAAGACGGTGTAATCAAAGTTGATCTTAGACAACCACCACCTTCTGAACAGCCGCAAGAAGAGCAAGTTGAAAACGTAGTAGAAGAAGTAACCGAAGAGCCTGTAGCAGAAGTTGCAGATACTGTTGAAGCTCCAGTAGCTCCAGAGCAACCAGTTGAACTTCCAACACTACCAGAGAATATTCAGAAGTTAGTAGACTTTATGGAAGAAACTGGTGGTGATCTTAATGACTATGTTCAGCTTAATCAAAACTATGATGAGTTAGACAATTTAACAGCATTAGAAACTTACTACAAGAAAACTAAACCACATCTAAGCGATGAAGAAGTTCAGTTTATGATGGACGACCAATTCGCTTATAATGAGGAAGTGGACGAAGAACGAGATATCAAAAGAAAGAAATTAGCCATGAAAGAGCAAGTTGCTGAGGCGAAATCCTACTTAGATAGTTTGAAGTCTAAATATTATGAAGATATCAAAGCTGGAGGCAAGCTCACTAAAGAGCAGCAAGAAGCTATTGATTTCTTCAGCAAGTATAACGAAGAGTTAGAAGCTAATCAAAAGATTATTGACGCTCAAGTTGAAACTTTTAATAATAAAACAGATAATGTTTTTAACGATAATTTCAAAGGTTTTGAATATAACGTCGGAGATAAAAAGTTTAGATTTAACGTCAATAACGTAGATAAGGTTAAAGAAACTCAAAGCGATATTAACA